GCTTCTCGCGCCAACCCGTCGAGGTCCAGCTTCTTCGGCATCTTCACCTGCCGCAGCAGTAGGAACACCGGCACCGTCTGGGCTCCGGTCAAAACCCCATCCCGCCGCCGTCGCCCGCCCTTAGCCGCGGCCAGCCCCCGGCTATTGAGCCGCGCATCATCAGCGACCAGCAAGCTGGGTCCGTTTCGGCGATAGACGAAGCGCAGGCGCATGCCGGTGCGTTGTTCCCAGCGCCAGGGCGTGATGCGCTGGCGGCCGAGGCCGGTGACACCAGCGGCGGGCAGTGGGATTGCAAGCCAGAGGCCATCCTTGCCGCGGATCAGCACGCCGCCGTCAAAGGCGTGCAGGATGTCGGGCGCCTTGGTCCAGACGAGACTGGCGGCACGAAGGGATGTCCCCGATCGCGGAAAGTCGGCCTGCCGGACTGAGTTGGCGAGGCGCGACCCAAGTCCTGATGCCCGAACCTGCCCTCGCCAGTCGTCACGCAGGCCCCGCCCCGCGGCAACGACGCCGCGGGTGACCGCGGCTTCGGCCTCTTGCAGGATCTCCGTGGCGATTGCCGCCAGATCGCCGTCGACGGTGGCTCCGATCTTCATGCCTCGCGCGCCTCTGCCTTCCAGACATGGCGCAGGGCGTCGCGCAGGGGGGCGCCCCGGACCTCGTAGATCACGCCGCCGATGTCGAACGTGTCGCCCGGGGCAAGGGCGCCCAGCAGCGCGGCACACTCGACATCGATCATCACGCTGTCGGTGACAAACCGGCCTTCGCCAAAGCCCGTCACCGCATCCGGCCGCCGCAGCACCACGCGGACGGCGACCGGCGCGCCCGCCCCACCGGGTCGCCATACCGCATCCTGCGCGAGGTTCGGATCGCGGAAGAGCGCCGCCGTGGCGGTTGCGAAGGCCGACATTTCAGGTCGCGCCCCCGTTCAGGCGCACGATGCCGGTGGTATCGCCTGCGCCGCCTGCCACGGCTTGCGTCGCGATCCCGATCCGGGTGTTGCCGGTGAGGACGTTGGTCGTCCGGCTGGCTGCCGCATCCCAGTAGATCGTCTGGCCGACCGTCCAGGCCTGCGAGGGGGCTTTGGGAAGCGAGAACACGCCCACCAGCCGGATCACGGCAGTCTCGCCGATTGCTGCGACCCCCTCGGCTACCCCGAAGATGCTGCCGACCAGCACCCCCTGGCCGGAAGCGATCACGGCCGCGGCGGTGATGTTGATGGTTTCGCCATTGGCGATGAAGTTCTTCATCAGAGTTCTCCTTCAGTGGTGGGGTTCAGACGCCCGCGTTACGGAAGAGGCCGCGCCAGTCGATGGCCTTGGCGGCGAAGTCATGGCGGGCTTTGATCTCGATCCCATCGACCTCAAAGCCCGAGCGGGTCTCGGTGTAGACGCCCTGCTGGCCTTCGAGATAGGCGAACTCGATCGTGTCGATCCGCGAGGGATCGGCGGCAAGGAACCAGGGGTCGGGCCCAGCGGCGGGGATCAGGCGGGCCTCTTCGATCGGTTCAAGGCGGTTGGCGAAGGCGTTGACCCCGGCAACCGCGTTCGGGGTGGTGGCGGTGACGTTCTTTCGCGCTTCGACCGACCGGACGCCGGGCGGGGTGATGATGTAGCGCGGCAAAACGCTAATCTGGCGCCCCTCAAGGCCCCGCTGGTTGCCAAAGAGACGATAGGCCTCGGCGAGGGTGGTTTCCGAGATCGTGCCCGCCGTGCCGAGGTTGGCGTGGGAGGCGTGGAAGAGTGGGTTACCGTCGGCCATGTTGGGGTTGGTGGAGAAGATCGAATAGACGAGGTCGCTTTCGAGATCGGCGGCCGCTGCGCCGAAGGCCGAGGGGATGCGGGTGAAGGCATCGAGATCGTCGTTGATCAGGGTTTGACGGGTGATGCCGACAATCCGGCCATAGGTCACCAGCGCATAGACCTCGCGGCTTTCGCCGATCGTGCCGTAGGTGAACTCGCCCGATTCCGGTACGCGCAAGAGGTCTGGCGCGCCGCCGAGCTGATTGCGGGACACCGGCTTGAAGTCGGTGATGACTGCCTGCCGAGCCCAGGCGGTGAATGTGCGGGGCGTGGTGTCATAGGCCGCGCGCAGGGTCTTGTTGGCGACATTCGCCAGGATCAGGGGGAAGTCGCTGGTCGAATGTAGGCCGGAGCGGCCGATCAGGGCCTCGGTTGCGAGTTCCATCTTGGACAGGCCGCGCGTGGCGATGCCGCGCCGGTCAAGCGCGTGGCGCGCCAGTTCGAGGAGGGTCAGGCCGCGGAACTCGCGGGCGCGGTCGGTCAGTTGCGCCCGGCCGGGATTGTGGCGGTGCAGCAGGGCCTCGGACATGGCATCGCGATAGGCGGCGTCAGCTGCTCCGGTGCCGCGGGCAGTGGCGGCGGCGGGCTCCGATCCCCGGGCGGCGGGCGCATCGGCTTCGGCCAGCTTGTCGAGGATCGCGGCGCGAGCGGCATCGAGCGAGAGGCCGCGGCGGATCAGATCGGCGGCAAAGCCCGCGCCCAGCGCGTGGCGTTCGCAGAGCGCCAACACCTTGGCCGCGGCGCGGTTTGCTTCGGTGCGGATCGCATCGGGCGACGGATCGGCCGCCGGGGCGGCGGGTGAAGGCGGCGTGGCGCGGGTTTCCACCGGCGCTTCGGATTCTGGGATCTGGGTCTCGGGCATGGTGGTCCTCGTCTGGTTCGGTGAAGGGGCGGGCGCATCGGCCCGGGTGAGGAGGCAAGGGGTGAGGGTTTCAGTTCGGGCGGTGCCGGTTGCACCATCGGAGCCACGGATATGCGCGCCGGGATCGGCGGGCATGGCGACGGCGGAGATTTCCATCGGCTCCCAGTCGACGGCCCGCCACAACTCGCGCTGCCCTTGGGCTTTCGTGATGTCGTAGCGGTGGACCCGATAGCCGACGGAGACGGCCGAGACCGTGCCATCCATGATCCGCTGTACGATCGGCGCAGCATCGGGGGCCGAGGTCAGCCGCACCCGCGCATAACCCCGTCCGCCTTCGATCCGGGCCGTGCCGGGCAGAACGGCGCCCACGACGGACTCGAGGCCCCAGGACCGGTGCGAGTCCAGAAACGGCGCGCCTGCGTTGAGGCGGTCCATCCGAACAGCGCCGGGCGTGACGACCAGTTCCTCGTCATATTCGACGACATCATCCCAGCCCTCATAGCGGCGGCGCTGCACAGTGGCGCCGGTGGTCCAGATCACATCGATCGTCATGTCGTCGCCCTCGCCACGGACAAGCCGAAGCGAGGCCTCCCGCCTGATCAGCGGGAGGTTTCGGGTTTCAGGGGGCATCGGGGTTACCTTTCGTCGGGGGGCGGGCTGCTGCCGCCTGCGTCCACGGCTTGCGCCAGACCGGCGCGGCTGACGCGGCGGGGATCGGCATCGAAGATCAGGCCCAGCTGATCGAAGAGGGCAGCGTATTTCTGCCATTCCTCGACAACCTCGCGCGGGTCATAGCCGCGCCGGGCAATCTGCTGGGCGGGGGTGGAGAACCCGGCGCGGACCTCCATCAAGTCGGCGGTTACGTCCTGCAGCGGGTTCACGCTCTCAAAACGGGGCGGGGCCCATTCGACGGCGATCTCGGGCTGGGGCAGGGCACCGGCCGTCCAGGCGGCTTCCATCACCCAATCCCAGATGCGCTGGCAGAACATCGGGATCACCACCTGCCATTGCACGGCTTCGACCATCCGGCGGAACTCGTGCAGGCCGACGCGGGAGGAGGCGAAGTTCACCTGACTGAGATCGCCGGTCATCAGCTCGTAGGGCACCCGGAACCCGGCCGAGATGATGTGCTGCTGCACCCGGTTCCATTCATAGATGCCCGAGGTCGAGGCGGGCGTGTTGAACTTGATGTCCTTGCCGTTCCGGACATAGCCGATCAGCCCGGGTTCGAACTGCTCGATGCGGTTGCCGTCGGCATCCTGCACCACCGGCGCCATAGACTGTTGATCCTCATCGGCGCCAAAGACGAAGCCCACCATCGAGGCCTCGATCTTCTTGCGGACGAGTTCGGCCGTTTGCCAATCACCCAACTCACGCAGGGCGCGCATCGCGGGGACACCCCAAGGCACGCCGCGGTTCTGCACCCGCTGGCGTTCGAAGAGATGCGCGACGCCCTCCGCACCGACCCGCAAGGATTCAAATCGGCGGCCAAAGACCGGCATCGCATCGCCCGGATGATCGGGAAACATCCAGTATCCACGGCGGCGGCCCAGTGCGTCGTATTCGATGCCCTGGACGATCCGGCCACCATCCGGCCGGTTGTCGAACTTGGCCCCGTCGAGGTGGTCAGCCTCGTTGAGCTGGATCTGCACCGGGGCGGCCAGGCGGTCACTGGCCCGGCGGCGACGGCGGAGCGCAAAGACCTCGCCGCCTTCAATCATCTCGCGCACGGCCAGGGCGGTCAGGCCGTGGAAATCTGTATGGCCATCGGCATCGGCCCGCGGTGCCCAGCGCTTCCAAAGATCATCGGCGAGCTTGTTCAGCGCGGGATCGGCCGCGGCGGCCCGGGGCCGAATGCCCGTGCCGACGATGTTTGAGACCAGAACCTGCACCGCCTTTGCCGCGAGGGGATCATTGCGGACCAGATCGCGCATGCGGTCGCGCAGGGCGCCACCCGCAACTGCGATTTCCGCGTCGGCCGCGGTGCTGCCCGCGCGCCAGCCATCGGTGCCACGCCCGCGGGCGGCCGCATCGTAGCCGCGGCGCAGATTGGCGATCGCCACTCGGGCGGCATAACGCCGGGCCGCGGTTCTGGGCGCGACGGTGGCCACGATCCGGTCGATCACGCCCCAGGGCACATCGGGCGGGGAGGGTTTCATGTGCGGCCCCGACTGAAGCTGGCCTTTCCCGCGACAGGGCGCGACCCGCCGGAACTGGCGGCCATCTGGCCTTCGATGAAGCGGATGCGGGCCAGAAGATCGGCGGCATTGCCATAGGTCAGTCGCCGCCCGTCATATTCCACCACCAGCGCCCCGGCAGCATAGGCGCGGCGCAGTGCATCGAGTTCGGCTTGCGAGAAGGACATCAGAGCCATTTTCCACGTCGGGGCCCGAGCCAGCCGGTTGGCCGCTTCGGGGCGGATTGAGGTTGCGGCCGGTCGGGTTGACCGGCCGGGGTGGTTGCAGGGCGGGCGGGCCCAATCTGTTCTTCCAGCACTTCCCAGCGGGCGTTGTCCCAGCGATCGATCCCCATCAGCCAGGCTGCGGCACGGGCGTAGACGCGGCAATCGAGGGCCTCGTTGCGTTCGCGGGTCTGTTCCCATTCCAGCTTCTGATAGCCGGTGCGAGTCTTGCGGGTGACGAGCTGCTCCGAGGTCAGCTGCTTGACCCATTCGGCAGTGGTGCCCTTCGGGATGTGGACAAAGCCCGCAGGCCAATCGGCGCCCGCCGCCCGTTCCTCGTCGGTCGGGGCTGCAAGGCGCAGGAAGCGATAGGTCTCGGCCTTGAACACGGCCCCGGCGACTTTCCAGAGCCTGACCCCGCGGCGGAGTTTGCGACCGCCTTCGGTGGTTTCCACGTAGGTCGGCCCGTCCACCGGGGTCGATCGGTCGAACCCCGCCACGCCCTTGATGGCGATCACCTGCCCGTGGCCCGCCTGACGCACCCAGGCATAGACCGCGTCGGTGGTCGCGCCGTCGCCGGAGTCGATCGCCACCCGCGCCAAGGCCATTCGGGCGCCCGAGGCGTGTTCCCATGTCAGCCCCAAGAATTCGTTCAGATCGGCCCAGACCTCGGCCCGGGCGGTATCGCCTTCGAGGACAACGTGATCGACCAGCCACGATCGCAAGTTTCGCCCCCAACCCCAGACGTCGATCTCGATCCGGTCGCGCTGGACGTCGATCCCGGCGGTGAGGATCAGCACACCGCCGGGCGCCCGGCCCAATTGCCAATCCTCGCGCCGCTCATAGAGGCGCTGCCAGTCCGGCGCCTCGCCGCGTTCCGCCCAGGTTTCGCCGAGGACGGTGTTCTTCACGGTTTTCAGGGCGGAGTCGTTGCCCTGCGCCTGATCCCAGCGCCGGGCGATTTCCTCCCAGGAGAGCCACCCCAGCGGGGAATAGAGCCCGGAGATATGGAACCCGATCACGCCCGCCGTCTCAGCCGACGCTTGCACGTCCGGCGCAGCCGTGGGCAGCCAATCGGCCCCATTCTCCTCGTCCATCATCCACGTCTTGTGCCGTTCCGCGATCGGCGCCTCGCAGTGCTCGCACAGGTAGGCGGCGGTCTCCGGTCGCCCCTTCTCCCAGCGCAGCCGTTCGAACTTTAGCCATTGCAGCCCGCCACAATGCGGGCAGGGGACGTGATAGCGGCGCTGGTCGGTCAATTCGAACTCCCGCTCGATCCGGCTGAGGCCCTTGATCGTGGGCGTTGAGGCCAGGAAGATTTTCTTGCGGTGACCGAAGCTGTCGGTGCGGGCCTCGGCCAGCGCCACCGGATCACCCTCGCCCTCAAGGTCGCCCGGATAGGCATCGACCTCGTCGAGAAAGAGCCAGCGCGCAGGCATGGACCGAAGGCCCACGGCCGAGTTGGCGCCGGTCAGCACCAGCTGGCCGCCGGGGAAACGCTTCGCCAATACCGTGTTCCCGGCGTCGCGCGACCGAGCAGGCAGGACGAGGGCACGCAGATCAGGGCTTTCCTCGATCAGGGGTTCGATCCGCTGCTGGCTCAGGCGCTTGGCCAGATCGGTCGTCGGTTGCACCGCAAGGATCGGCCCCGGGGCGCGGTGGATGCAGAAGCCGATCCAGTTATTCCCGGCCTCGGTTGCCCCCACTTGGGCGGATTTCATGAACACGACCCGTTGGGCGGGGCTGTTCGGCGACAGCGCTTCCATGATCGCCTTCAGGTAAGGCGTCCGGCTGGTGCGATAGGGCCCGGCCTCCGATGCTGCCCGCGACGACAGGATGCGATGCCGGTCGGCCCATTCGGCCACGGTCTGCGCCGGGTCGGGGGCAAGTCCCCGCGCCCAGGCGACGGCGATATCCTCTGCCCCCTCGAAGCTAGCGAAGTTCAACTTTGACCTCCGACATTTCCGCCTGATGGCGGCGGAGGTAGCGCATCAGCACCTGCTCCACGGCATGGGGCTCGGCCCCTAGTTCGGCGGCGATGTCCGCGGCCACGCGGGGCGGCCAGTTCAGCCAGGCGTCACGTTCACGTCGGGCCAGATCAAAGACCATCGCCGTCGCCCGGGCGCGATCGACGACCTCGCCTTTCATCTTCTGCAATCGCACCCGGGCGGTCTGGGCCTTTAGCACCTCATTCGCCATCCGCGCTTTGACGAAGGACACCTCGCCGCCATCACCCGCGGCCGCGCCCGGATCGGCCCCGGCCTCGGTCAAGGTTTCGGCCACGGCGGCAAAGGCTTGCCGCGGCACGGCTTTGGTGCCCGCGACAGCCCGTGTCGCCGCCGCCGTGCCGCGGCCCAGATCCCGGGCATGGGCGCCGCGCTGCTTGGCCGGATCGGTGGAGGCATCCCACATCGCATCGGCCTTGGCGGCGTCAATCGTGCCGTCAGATTCCGTCGTGATCCGCCCTGTGGCGATGGCCTTGCGCACGGCGCTTTCATGCACCCCGCGCAAGGCCGCATAGGCACGCCGCGATAGCCCCATCTTTCGACATTCTCCAATTAAGTCAGTGATTTGGACTTGCTCTTCGGGCGGTCTCGGCAATGTCTGCGACACCTTGAAACGGAGGTTTCCGATGCCCGCCAAGACCACCCCGATGACCGGCTTTGAGGCCAATTGCCTCGCCGCCGCCGACCACTTCATCGCCTGCCGCGGGTCCAACCCCGCGACCCGCATCCGCGCCCGGTTCGACCGGATCGATCAGGCCGAGGCCTTTGCTGCCACCTTCGGCGACAGCCGCACGATGATCTACGCGGTCACCGCCGAAGGCCGCTCGGCCCACATCAAGAACGCCTGAAGGAGGCCCCGATGTTCACCAACCTTTCCGCCGTCCAGATCAACCGCCTCGCCCAGCGCCTGAGCGAGGCGCCCTTGGGGCGCAGCGCCAGCGTGGCCGCGGCCGCTGAACGGTTCGAACGCTTGCTGGCCGCCAAGATCGGCGCTGATCGCGCGCCGAAAGCGGTCAAGGCGATCCTGACCGCCCCAGGCTTGGAGACCGCCGCAGGGCGGCTGGCGGCTGAGATCGACGCCTGCGAAGAGGCGGCACCACCTCCCGCACCCGCCGAACCGGAGCCGACAATTGCACCGGCCTCGATTGCGGAAACCGAACCCACCACCGCGCCCATTGCCCCGCGTCGTCGCCGGGATGCGTACATCGAAGCCAAGGCCCGGCAGGGCGAATTGCCCCCGCCGCCCGATTTCTCCGCCCCGACCCACGCCCGCTTCCGTGCCAAGCTGGCCGCGCTGGTGGAGCTGGCCGGGAAGGCCGATGCCACCGGTCTGCGCGCGGTGTCGATCAACCCAGTCTCGTCCAGTCCCAAGGCGCTGGCCCGCTATCGCGACCTCGCCGTGCTGGCGATTGAAGCTCGGGAGGGCCGGGCATGAGGATCATCCGCAGCTTCGAGCCCGGCGACCGCTATCGCTACGACTTCGATCTCTGCACCTGCGCCCGGGGATGGGCGCAGATCGACACCGCGCAGGATGCCTCTTGGTTCGGCACATGGGCCTCACCTGCTGAACGCACCATCCTCAACTTCGCCGAGGGTGATGTCACCCGCACCGTCTGCCAGACCGATGCCGAGTTCGCCGCCGCCTTGCGCGAGATCGATCGCTGGAACCGGGATCACGGCTACGGCCCAGTCCGCATCGATCCCGGCTTCGATCCGGCGCTAAAGGCGGCGTTCGAGGCGGTCGGGCTGGGGGATGTGCTGTATTAGGCCTGTTGAGCGCCGACTAGGTCCTGAGGCCTCAAAAGGTTCGCAGCGCAAAGTCGTGCGTCGATATGCGCTGCGAGGGATCGAACGTTGCTTCGCGCGTTACGAACGAAGTCAAAGTCGAGCTTCAGTTTGCCGTCCTGTGTTGGAATGGCGGGATAGCTGCCCGTGTAAACTGCATCCACCCTGCCGTCACGATGAACCAAAAGATGGCGCGCATCCAAGTAAGGTAGTGCCGCGTCGAGCGTTGCCTGATCCAGTGCAAGACCCAGCCGGGTGCTGATCTTGGTAATCAGTTTCTTGGTGCTTTTCTCATCCTCAAGTGTCCTAAACACCTTCTCAGATATCAGCGCTATTGCGTTGTCCCATGATCCAGCCTGAAGAATATCTTTCGCTTGGAAGTCAACTTTGGCGTCACCTTGAAATTGACCCGCGTTCACTCCTGAAAGTGCTGCTCTCTTAAGGATGTTCGCAAGATACTCTGAAAAATCTTCGTAGAGGTCCTTGATGAATGAAGAGTAGAGTGTGACCTTTAGATGCAGTCCATATATGTTCCTCGCCTTCCTAGTGTTCACTCGCTGATTGATCTTGGGATACTTTGCCGCAGCTCCGCCAAGAGCTAGGCAGACGGTGCTAGCAGAATTAGGCAAGTTCAAGAAGCGATTCACCAAAAGGTCTGCCAGCTCCAAATCCGAGTCGTAGGTTGATACTCGATCCTCAAATCGTTGCAGCGCTTTGGTTGGCATTTGGTCTCACAGGTTGAAGGTTTCCACACTGCCACAGCAATAGGTTAAGTTGCTAGGGCCGCCAAGAAAAATGCACGGGCTTACCCCCTCGCCAGCGGCGCCACGTTCCAGAACAGCACCCGCCCCAGGCCGCGCTTGGCGACGCACAACTCCCAAGCCTTCGCGTCATAGTGCGGATCGGCCGGAAACGGGGCGGCCAGCGCGGCGCGGTCGCTGAACTTGCGGGGGTGGACGTGGATGGTGGCCCCGGCCACTTCGCGCGGCGTGAGGTCGCGGCCGATCTGGACGACGTGGCGGCGGGCTTTGGGCCAGGCGGCGGCGAGGCCGCGGGCGAGGACGCCGGACCCAGCGGCGCACCAAACCTCTTCGGGCTCGAAGGCGGCCAGGCGGGCGGCGGCAGCAATTGCCTCGACCGCGCTTGGGAGTTCGGCGCCGAAGGGAATAAGGCTGGCGCCGGTGTTGCGGCAGTATTCCCGGGCGCGGGATTGCACCACCGACAGATAGCCCGGGCTGATCGGCACCATCTTGGCACCGAGGCGGGCAGCCTCAAGCGTGCGGGGATGCGGCCGGGTGCGGGCGGCGACGAAGATCGTCGCGCGCTTGCCGAGGCGTCGGGCGACCGTTGCGATCGCGGTCTGGGCGCCGCCCTCGGGCGGGCTGGCATAGACCGCCTCCTGCACCCCGTCGAAGACCTGCGCGATGAAGCGGGCCTTTGTGCCGCCGGGGAAAAGATCGTCACGCACGACCGCGATGCCGTGGTGCATTTCGAGGATCGGGGCGGTCATTGGTCGTCCTCCGGGTAGGGGGCTTCGTCATCGGTGTCTGGCCCTTCGATCTCGCCGAACTCCACCGGCCCGCAGGCCTCGGTCGCTTTGCGGGGATCGCCCTTGCAGAACACCAGCACGTTCTGGTGGGTCCGCCCGAGCTTGCGCGCCGCGGTGAATTGGCGGCCGACGCGGATGGGCAGCGAACCCACGGCAGTGACAAGGATCGCGTCGTTGTAGAACCGAGCGCCTGCGGCCTCGAAGGCTTCGACCGTCAGGCCGGGTAAGTTGACGAAGAAGCCGTCGGCATCGCGGACATCGCCGATCACCCAGACGGCGAAGCGGTTCGGCCGCAGGCGGGCGACGGCCTGGGCGATGATCTCGCCCTGAGCCTTCATGAAGTCGGCCAGGGGCATGCTGGAGAGGTCCGAGGGGTCATCGGAATAGCGTTCGAGGTTCCAGTAGGGCGGGCAGCTGAACACCAGATCGGCTTCGATGCCAGCGGCCAGCCCGGCCAGATCGCGGCTGTCCCCGGCGATCCAGCGCGGGGCGGGTGCGCCCGCCAGATCGGCCTGCGCCTGGTTCGCGGCCACCTGTTCCGCGCGCAGTTCGATCCCGACGTAGGGGCGGCCAAGACGGGCGGCGACAATGCCGCGCACTGAACCACCGGCGAAGGGGTCCAGCACCGTACCGCCCGGCGGGCAGAACCAGCGATAGGCGATCTCGCACAGGACGGGGTCGAAGATCGACGTGCCCGAGGCGGTGGGAGCATCCGAGGCGGCATAGTGATCGGCCAGGAACTCCTCGGTCGTCAGTTCCCGGCCAAGCTCGGCCTCCTTCGCCCGCTTCTTGGCGTAGAATGACGGGTCGCCAGAGGTGTGCGACGGCATCAGCACCCCGCCGTTTTGCGGGGCGGCCTGCTGCGAGGTGGACCCAGCGCCGACCACATGCTCGCCGCGCATCAGGTCCTGGCCGAAGGTGCGGGCGGGGCCCTTAGCCATGGGCGGCCTCCTTCCGAGCGCGCTTGCCCTCTTTGTGGCGGTAGTGGTCGATGTCCTTGTGGATCGGTGCCGGGTCGGCTGTGCCCATGCCGGGGACGGCGGGGAAGGATTTCTCGCCCGACCAGCCTCGATCCAGCGGGCGGGGCGCTCCGCCGGGTGCAGCCCCGCGGCCGAGTTCAGAGCGGATACCCAGATCCAGCCAAGCGCGCTTGCGATCCTGCCACCAGCCCTTGCGGGCCTCGAAGACTGAGGTGGACCCCGAAAACCGGACACTCT